GATTTCGGGGTGGCGCAGCGCATGATCCGTATCCCGCGCGATGCCAGCTACAGCTACCGTCTGGGCCGAGAGACCTACACGACAACCTATCCCGATGCGGACCTTGTCGATGTGCGTCCGCAACACATCGCGGAGCAGCACGCTGGTCAGCCGACCGCGCTTTATGCAACGAAGCTGCAGTTCATTCTAGGCAAGCAGCTGCCGCCCACCATCGCCTGGCGCTACATCTATGAGCGCTGGCATGTTCACGATCCCGACCGGGTTCCGGACGTTCGTATCCGCTCGACCCACCTCGGGTTCACGCGGCTCGGGATGCCGCCCTATCACGCCGAGGTCCGCATGCGGATCAAGGATAGGCTGGCGCCACGCACGGCGGGACCCTTCGTCAACGGCTACCTGATGACGGGCAATCGCAAGCCCATCGCGGATGTACGCGAAGCGGTTCGGGTATCGAAATCACTTCGGGACAGGATCCTGCTCGACACAAAGACCTGGCGTTTCCCGCGCGCAGGCGACCGCATGAAGGTCGGAACGGTGACACTCGGACGCTTCATCGAGGCATAGAAGGAATCAATTTGTGGAAAGTCAGGTAGTCTACCGGGACCGGCAGGAGCTGCAGTCCGCCGACCTCAACAACATGCAGGACTTCACCCGCGCGTCCATCGACCACGTCGTCAAGGATGCAGTCGACGGCGGCAAGGCCTATTCTGGCTTCACGGCCTCCAAGACCGCAGCGACCGAGATCACGCTGTCGGCTGGCCGCCTTTATGCGGGCGGCGAGGTCCATGCCCGCAACGAGAACGTCGTCATTGACGTCTTCAATTCCCTGCCGCTGGTGACCAGGAAGCGCGTGGCCATTGTCGCCTTCGGGCAGTCGGTCGATACCGACGTGCAGCCGCGCGACTTCCTGATCGACGCGCAGGTCGGCACCACTGAGCCGCAGAGTGTGGCCATGGAGAACCTGCGACGCGCCGAGCTTTCGGCTGTCGCGGGGACGGAAAGCCCCGACCCGGCCTATCCCCCGACCGACGCCAATGTGGTCGTGATCTGCTATGCCCTGCTCGATACCTCGGGCATCGTCTCAATCGAGCAGTGGGTCCCGACGCAGCTTCCGAATCTCCGGCTCGTCTCGAACCGCACGACCGCGCTCGAGATCTGGCGCGGCCAGATCAGCGGGCAGGTCGACACGCTCAAAACGGACCTCGCGGCGCTCGCGGACCGTCTCAAGCTCTTTGCGCTCAAGACAGACCTTGTGGACGTTCTGGTCGAACTCGAGAAACTGCGCGAGCGGGTCTTCAAGCCCTCGGCCTATATCTTCTATGGCAGCAACCACTTCCTCGACCTTGTGGGGAGCCAGACGGCCCACGCAAGCTTCGACGCGGTCGTCGGCGAAGGCATCCGCTTCCCGAGTGCCGGCAGCAACAGCTCAGGCCTCGCTCTGCTCAACCCGAATAACCCTTACGTGACCGTGAACAACGGCTTCGTGCTGCCGAAGCATACCCACGGCATCCGCATGAACCTCGCCGGATACAATGGCGAGACCCGGCTGGCGCAGTACAGCTTCGAAACCACGACCATCACCCAGCTTGCCCGGACGCGCCAGCGTACCCGCTATGGCAGTACCCGGACGGTCTGCACCAACTCGACGTGGTGGAGGCAGGGCAGCTACGATCCCGTCACCGGCACCTTCCGCATCACCGGCGAGACGTGGGAGGTCAATGCCGCCGACCGCGCCAAGGCAGCGATCAACCACCAGTGGATCCGTGTCACCCAGTTCTGGGTGGACATCTACGAGGAGCCCTATTGGGATGCCGTCAAGTCGACGGCCAGCATCAACGGGCAGCAGGTCGCGCAGACCTTCCTCAATAGCCAAGACGGGTGGCTCTCCCAGGTCGGCCTGTTCTTCTCGCGCAAGGCGGCAAGCGGCGATGTCAACATCATCGTCTGCGAGACAGCCTACGGCATGCCCGATCTCAACCGGGTGATCTCGCGGACCGTCGTGCCGGCCGCCAGCATCCAGGTGGGCGGCACGGCGCAGAACGCGGCACTCCCGGCCCTCGTCGAGACCACGGTGCCGGTCGTCCCAACCTACCTGAAGTCGGGCCGCCGCTATGCCATCGTGCTCATCACCACCGGCGACCACTATGTGGCGATGACGAACACCGACAATGGCGTGGTGCAGGGCACCTTCTTCGTGTCGACCGACGGCGCCTTCTTCGCGGGCAATCTCGTCTCCGACATGAAGATGAAGCTCTACTTCGCGAAGTTCGACGCGCCGCGCGTGATCGTCGAACTGACGGCGCTGCAGCTGGCAGGTGGCATCCTGGATATCGACATCCTCAATGAGGCCATCACGCCCCCGGCCTGCCGGCTGGATTTCGAGGTGCAGGTCAATGGTGCGTGGGCCGCACTCGATGCGCCGCCCAACGGTCCGAACCTCTCGGGGCTCCCGGCCATCCTGCCGGTCCGCGCGGTGCTGACGGGGACAACCGACCTCATGCCGGGCTTCGGCCTTGCCGTCTCCGAGGCAACGGTGAGTCGCACCAGGACCTCCTTCACCTGGGTCGGCACCAAGCGGACGCTGGGCTCTCCCAGCACCAGCATCAAGATCATCATCGACCTGCAGGGTTATGACGAGGCGAAGCACGACTGCACGGTGTCGCTCCTGACCGGCGCCACGCTCTCAGGCACCGAAAGCGCCGATGCGGTCGAGGACCAGATCCAGTCCGACGGCACGCTCCGGCGCACCTGCGTCTTCAACGTGACCAGCGTTTCGGACTACGCGGTGAAGATCGTCGGATCGACCACGACGGCGGCGGAGACGTTCCACGTGGCCGAACTGATCGAGTACGCCAACACCTGAGGGAGTCCAGTACATGGCAAAGAAACCGACCCACTACCGCCTTACCGTCAACCGGCCCGTCACGGCATCGGGCATGCACTTCAATCCCGGGTCCAGGTACACGGTCAAGGCAGCGGTTCACGACGCCATCAAGGAACAGGCGATGGATGCCATCGCGTCCGCCGATCCCATGCTCATGGAGTAGCATGCCATGCTGAGGTTCGAGGACCTTCGTGTCCGGGATCAACAGGAACTCGACCGCGACTTCTTCAACCGCCGGTTCCGTCTGATCGCCGAGACCATCGGGCAGCTTGGCCAGGAGGTGGCCTCCGTCACCGGCGATACCGACCGTCTTGTCGCCCTCGGCCTGACCCGGGTCAACGAAGTGCTCGGGCCTCTTCTCTCGAAGGTTCAGGCCGTTTCCGAGAATGGGTTCCTGGTCGCCACGTCGGCGACCCCGCTCAATATCACCAACGGCCTGCAGTCGACACTCGCAATCACCGATCCAGCGCAGCGCGATCTCTTCTCGCCGACGCCCTATGTGCTGCTCACCCGGCAGGCGGATGGCACACAGGACGATTATGCCGTTCTTCGCGTCGAGGACTTCAACCGGACCAATGGCGGGCTTGCCTTTGAGGTGGTGCTCGTCAATGGCGGCATCGGGGATGCCGCGCATGATGACTGGGTGATCTCGGCGACGGCGGGCATCAGCGTGGCGGTGCTCGAGGCCGCAACGGCAGTCCAGGAGACCCTGACGCTGGCGCAGCAGGCCGCTGATGAGGCAGCAGCGGCGGCGGCAGTGGCGGAAGCCGTCCTCGCGTCCGGTCCAGTGTCCTCTGTCAATGGCAAGACCGGTATGGTTGTGCTCGGCATGTCGGACATTGCCGGGCTCGTCTCCACTCTCGCAGCAAAGGCAGATGGCACCCACGGCCATACCATCGCCCAGATTTCAAATCTTCAAACGATGCTCGACGGCCTCGCCGACGGCGGCAGCTACTGAGTACCTGTAAGCAAGGCGAGGAACGAACATGACGCATTCGCTCATCGCGCAGCTGTCGCAGAAGCTGTCCATCACGGGTGTGAAGGACATCGAGGTCACCGGTATCGTCGAGGACGGTGCGGGCGGCTGGGTCCGCGCCGTGCGCTTCTACGGTTCGCCCGCCGAAGGCACGAGCAAAGCGCTCGTCCTCGAGGTCCTTCTGCAGTCCGCAGAGAAGGCCGATCTCGCCATCACCACGCCCGAGATCGACTTCTGATCCCGGTCCATCGAATCTCCTGACCTCGCACCGAACCGACAACGCCCGTCCTGCGGTCCTTCCGTGCAGCGGGCCTTCTGCAATGGAGACACCCCATGTCTGATCCGACCTTTGGCATCTCGATCACGCGGATCGACAACGAGCCGCGTCCCGCCGTCTATAGCGACATGTCGGTGGTTGGCCTCATCGGCACGGCGTCCGAAGCCGATCCTGCGGTCTTTCCGCTCGATACGCCGGTGTTTCTCTATTCCGACGACGCGGCGAAGCGTACGGCGCTCGGAACCGAAGGCACCATCTCCGACGCGCTGACACTCATCAATGCCCAGCTGGGCGAGTTCCAGGTGGCGGCCAAGGTCGTGGTGGTGCGCGTGGAGGAGGGCGGGACGGTCGCGGACACTATTGCCAACATTGTGGGCGACGGAATCTCCACTGGGCTCGAGGCCTTCGTGCAGGCGGGGCCGCTGCTCGGCGTCATCCCCCGCCTTATTTGTGCGCCGGGGTTCACCAGCCAGCGGCAGGGGACCGATGCCAATGGGGTGTGCGCAGCTTTACCGGCAATCTGCAACAAGCTCCTCGCCCATGCCGTGGTGGACGGGCCCGCCACCACCGAGCAGGCGGCAATCGACTGGCGCGAGACGCTGTCCTCGAGCCGCCTGATCCCGGTGGATCCGGCCGTCCGCGTCATGGCGGGGAGCGAAGTGACGGTGATGCCGCTGTCGCCCGCCGTCATCGGCATCGGTGTCCGCCGCGATCACGAGAAGCAGGGCCGCCCCTTCCATTCCTGGGCCAACCAGCCGGTCTCCGGGATCGTCGGCCCGTCACGGCCGATCAACTTTTCGCTCACCGACGGCGCCACCGAGGGCCAGCGGCTGCTGTCGCACAATGTCGGCGTTCTGCTCCGCGGCGAACTCGGCGTCGAGACGGCCATCGCGAGCGGAGGCTTTGTCTATGTCGGCACCGACAATGCCGGCGAGGACGATCTCTGGCGCTTCTACAATGTCACGCGGGGACGCGATTACATCCACCTGATGTTCCTACGCACACTGCGGTTCTATCTCGGGCGCTTCAATCTCACGGGCCAGACCATCCAGGCGGTACTGAACACCATGGGCTTCGCGATGCGCGACCTGAAAGCTGACGGCGACATCCTCGGTTACGAGGTCAAGTTCACGCGCGACCAGAACTCGCCGGAGGAACTGCGCCAAGGCCGCTTCACGGTCAACTTCGCCGCCGAGGAGGCCCCCGTGCTGCGCTACCTCGGCATCCAGTCCGCCCGCTACCGGCCTGCACTCGACGCGCTGCTCGATGACCTGCTCGCCCAGATCGACGCCGTCACCGGCTGACGCAGCACGCGATACATCCACCACCGAACCTGAAAGGAAAGCATCGTGACCGGACTTTTTGTCATGGAGGCGGGGAACCTGTTCTGCGGCGATCACGACCCTACCGCCTCGAAGCATCTCACTCTGGCTGAGCTCAAGCTGCCCACCCTGCAGGAGATGTACCAGGACCACCACGCCGGAGGGTCGCGCGTCCAGATCGAGGTCGCGGTCGGCATCCAGAAGCTGGAGCCCACCTTCAAGCTCAATGGCTGGGACCCGGATCTTTTGACCCAGTTCGGCCTCGGCTCGTCGCGCCAGAAGGTGTTCACCGCCTACGGTGTGATACGCGACAAGCGGACCGGCATTGCGATCGAGTCGAAGGCCATCATCGAGGGCCGCCTCGGCAAGATCGAACCCGATGCCTTCCAGCGCGGTGAACTTCAGGGGCACGAATACGCCATCAACGAAGTCATGCACTACGAACTCTGGTTCAATG